ACGACTTCTCAATTGGCGCATACTACGACACTGCCCCGTCTCCAATGCGTCAAAACCACAACAACCCTGAAATGTTTTACAAGCATGCAGAAGACACCATGCGTGAGCGTGCTCATGTCGGTTCAGCCTCGTGGGTTGAAGCCCCTGCTGTTCTTCAAGACTTTGTAACTGGCGCAATGTCTGGTGACGGTATGCCAACGTTTGAGATAGAGGTAAACAGCGGCTCCCACATGAACAGGCCAAATCCAACAGTCGTTTCTGATTAGTTACAGCCAACTAGGTAACGGTTGTGGCTGGTTACGGCAGTTCTCCGTCAGGTAGAAGTGTTGACCCTAGAAAAGTCATTATCCCACTGACCACTTCTTTGTCTGGTATCCCCATTGCTGGGTCATATCAAGGTGGTGGACTCTATGACTTTTCGGCAATGAGAAAGGCACGTTGGTCTGAGTTTTACAGCACTCAGCACGGCCACAAAAACTTAGGATACGACTACAACTTTAAAAACAAGTTTGCAAAGAACGACAGTGGTCGTCGTATTGGTTTCATTGGTGGTGGCTATCAATCTGCTCGTCGTGAGTCTAGTAGCGCTAAAAGTGTGCAAGAACCAACGGACGCTTTTAAAGCGCATAAACCGTTTACTAGATTAAAAGGCGCTGGTGTTTCTCCACGAATTCGTTTTATTGACACTGCTCGCATGCGCTCCCGTGCAATTAATGTGTATAACAAAGCAAATCCACAAAACATCAATGAACTTGACCTTCAACGAAAACTTGACTATCAAGAAATAAAAGAACTACGTGGTGAATCTTTTGGGCCAAAAGACCGTGGTGCAGGTTTTGGAAGGTTGCGATGAGCGAATCCTGGATTGCAATAGTTGTCGCTGCCGTTCCAGTATTGGGTGCAGGAATTGGTTGGTTAATCAAGTTTGTATTGGACTTTCGTGAAGAAAACAGAAACGACCACAACCTTGTCATGGAAGCAATTAACGAATTAAAAACGGATGTTCGTGAAGTAAAGGGCGACTTGCATGACCATGTTAAATGGCATTTTCTTAAGAAAAAGTAAGGAACTATATGAGCGTATTTAAAAACGTACTGCTACGCATGCTTGCAACATTTGCAGCCAGCGGTCTTGGAGTTATCGGCGCTGGAACCATTGCTGGCGTCCCAGTGTGGAAAGCCGTGTTTATGGCGGGCATTGCTGGGGTTGCCACCGTTGTTGAGGGATTGTCTCGTGAGTTCCTAGATGACGGGAAACTTGATGCTGATGAAATCAATGAGGTGTTCTCAAAAGTTGACAAAAAGGCCCCGAAAGAATAAATGTGAAAAAGGTAATTTTTGTAATGTTGCTTGCTCTTTCATCCTGCGGATATGACGGACATTACCGTTATGAGTGCCAGGACCCTATGAACTGGGCAAAAGAAGAATGTAATCTGCCTGCCTGCAAGGTAGATGGCGCATGCTCTAAAGACCTTATTGGATTTGATTGGGAGGAAACCAATGAAAAATAGACTTACCCCAGAAGAACTTGATGCACGACTTAAATTTGTTGTTGGCTGTGTGCTGGCTGGCGTTTTAACGATTACCACAACTGGTGTGTTATACGCACTTGTGTTTGTTACTCAACCAATTGGAGTGCAATCAGAAAACGATAAAATGTTTTTTAGTGTGTTGTCTAGTGTGGCTACGTTCATTACTGGAACGTTGGCTGGCTTGATGATTTCAACTGGTCGTAATAAAGAATCGGCGGAATTAGAAGAAGTTGTTGAAGAGTGACTTTAGGCAGTCAGTTTAAAAACACGTACTGGCAAAATCCAGATACGGGTGATACCACTGATTACTCTGTACGTGAAGACTACAGAGTAGCGGAAGAAGTTAATTCTAAACGTGACACCAGTCCTCAAGGGATGTTGTTTAGCCCATATGCCCATACTGGTTTAGTACAAGACCCTACGGTAAGTAGTGAAGACCGTACTAGAGCCATTAAAAAGTCGCTAGGTTTAACAGACCCCGTTGATTACGCACGTCGTGCCAGACTTAAAGGACCAGCAGCCGAGGGACACATTGCTGGATTTGTTGAGGCAATTAACAAAACCGATACAACAATGTCAGATATCGGCAGAACGAATGCCGTATTAACAGGAGAATTGGGGCGTGGTCGTGGACACGCCTCTTTCTACGGCGGGAACATCGTAGTTGGTGTTGAACAGGCTTACCAAAAAGTACCCATTAAAACGGTGGGTTATGAACCCTCCGATACACCAATTTTTAATGAAAAGTTCTGGAAAGAGGGACAATACGAGAAGCACAATCCAGAGGCAGCAGAATACTATCAAGACATAATTCAAGCCCCGAATAGAAAATATGCTCCAAAATACGTACCCGATGGTGAAAGCAAAGAGCATATTCGGTGGCGGCATCCTAATGGCACTATTTACACCAATGACGATTTAGAAGAACTAACCCTTGGCGATTTGAACGTGCCTATTAAAAATAGGCATTCAAAATACGCTCAACGACACGAAGTGGAAGAAAACGAACACGTTGAAGAATTGGATAACGACAGTAAACAAAATATTGTTGATTCACGAAAACAAGGAGCAGGAACAGGAAAATGGCATAGGTTCCACGATTTTGACAATGTAGACATTGACAATATAGTCAAAGTTTATGCGTCTGACGATACACGAGCACCCGACCACGACGTACTTGATTTTTTAGAAACTAATAACATTGTTCCAAACGTGTTTCCAGGTATTGGTAAAAACACTGAAAAGCATTCTGCAAGAATTGTAAAACTTGAAAACGGTCCCGACAGAAGGTCTATAAACGCAGACTACAAAACAGTAACTTGGCACACCCGTCACGAACCAGACAGAACAAAGCCCACTAAACTACCAACAAAAATGTATTTTACAATGGATGAACAAGGAAATAAAATTGAAATAGAAGAACCTATTACTCATGAAACTGTTCCAGTTAAAAACAAATACGTTCCAGTCACGTCTACACTTGTGCATGAAATTGGACACACTTTTGAACCTATGCGTGGTTTTAACAATGTACGAACGGAGCGAGTTCGCCGTAAAATGCGTAATAGTATAACGGACCCTGTTGCAGAAGGCTATGCCGATGCTCACACCGATAGGACATACTATCATCGTGGGCAGGTAGAGGATGTGTTTCACGATGTTGATGTTCGTTCAGAAAAAATTAAAAATAGCGGATACTCTTCTGAATACGGAAATTGGAACGCTACGGAAAGGGCACTCTATTCGGCTGTTCGTCAGCATTTGGCGGCAAATCCAGGAGATGACCTTGCAATTCCAAACCGTCTAGAACTACTAGAGCATTATCAAATTAGAGAAGACGTGATAGCCGCACACAATCACACGTTGGCACGACAACGAAGAGACGCCTCCCGTCGTTCTGGTAGAAGGACTTACCGATATGGGGGACATGCTCCCACTAATTTAGATGAGCATTATGATGTACACCTTGCAAATAAATTGGCTCTTGGTCAAATGTGGGAACATTTGCCTGAACTTCGTCCAGTTTTAAACAAACTAGGCTTTGGTAGAACTGCTAGTGAAGCCCATGAAGACTACATGTCAAGAACTGCGTCTCAAAAACCTTTATTTGAATCCGCCGTTCGGAACAGGCGAAGGAATGAACCGCAGACCGCAGACCAGTTATCATTAATACCAGCAAAAACACGACGCAAGAGGAGTTAAGCATGTCCAAAAAAGTTGATTGGGACTACGTTGTTCCAGTAAAAATGCCCGCTGACTTGAAGGGTGTGCAACCTGGTCGGTTGCCTGAGCACTTGCTTTGTCCCGCCGTTGGTGGTGGAAAACTGCACTGGCTTGCCGCAGCAGCGTGGGCTGCAATGGTGGAAAAGGCCAAAGCAGACGGTGTTGAATTAAAGCCTGTTTCGGCAGGAGATACCTACCGTACTTACGATTCACAACTTACAGCGTTTAAACAGCGTTACACCAAAGAGCCAAACGGCAATGCAACCAGGACGTTTGAAGGCGTCAAATGGTACAAGAAAGACCCAAAACTAGCCAGCCTTGCTGCGCCAGGGTCCTCTCAACATAATTTGGGAATTGCGGTGGACGTTCATACTGCCAGCGGTCCCCGTCTTAAGTGGCTTATTGACAACGTTAAAACATTTGGTTTTAGTTGGGAAGTGGTTCCAGAAGAGCCGTGGCATTTGCGTTATGTATGCGGTGATGAAGTTCCTACTGCTGTTAAAACATACATGGATAAAAACGGTATTAAAGCCCCAGAAGTGAAAGAGGCTGCTCCCGTTGCCGCTCCTGCTGCTGTAAATACAGACGATGGTTTGAAACTGAAATTGGGAGACAAGGGTGACAAAGTAAAACAAATGCAAGAGTTGCTTACTAAAAAGGGCTTTGCTTGCACAGTTGACGGGAACTTTGGACCTGCTACCGAAAAAGCCCTCAACTACTTCAAAAAGTCTGTTAGCCTACAAACCAATGGTGTTTGCAATCAGCGCACGTGGGACGCCCTCACTGCGTAGTTTTTTCACAACTTGGAGCACAACATGGACAAGTCGTCGTTGCTGACCGACTTAACAGACCAATCAAAAGAAACCAAACACTATCCTTGCAAAATAGGTAGGTTGATTAATTCTTTAGAGGGTGACGAGCGTGAGGCATTGGTAAAAGCCATTGAACTCATTCGCACATCAAACCTCAATGGTAAGAATAGGTCGCATAGTAGTGTGTGGCTTGCTAAAGTGTTACGTAAGAACGGTTATCAAATAAGTGTAAGTACGATACAACGACACGTAAACAAGGAGTGTTCTTGTGACCAATCTGAAGGATGATTTGAACGGACCAGAAAAACGTGAAAAAGTGTTGGGCGATTTGCTTGACTTGCTCAAACGAAAAAACATAGACATTGCCGATATTGGTGACGTCAGCCGTGTTTCCATTTATCAGTCGTTAACAAAAAATGAAGAAGGTGAAGCAGAAGTACACGACCTTGCTGCAATTCAATTTTCTCCAACATGGGACAGTGGTCCAAAATGGCCTGTAATTCAACAAGGTCCCGCAATCAAACTGCCTACTAAAAAAGCACGCACTCTTAAAAAAAGCAAGTTTAAAAAGTGTGTAGTGGTTCCAGATGCACAGATTGGTTACTACCGTGGTCGTGACGGTAAATTAGAACCAACCCATGACGAGAACGCAATTAAAATCGTTCTTGAATTGATTTGCTCCGTAGAACCAGATGTTGTAGTTTGCGTTGGTGACAACCTTGATTTTCCTGAAATGGGTAAATACCTAACTACACCTGCCTACCAACAAACTACTCAAGCGGCAATAGACAGGGCTGCTTTACTATGTGCGGAACTTCGTAATGCTGCACCGCACGCAAAGATTGCTTGGCTTGCTGGAAACCACGAAGAGCGTATGCCAAAATATCTTCTTACCAACGCAGCAGCAGCGTACGGTTTACGCAAAGGAAATATGCCGCAGTCGTGGCCCGTTCTTACTGTTCCGTATCTGTGTCGCATGGATGACTACAAAGTGGAGTACCGACCTGGCTACCCTGCGTCCGATTATTGGATTAATGAGAAACTCAGAATCATTCACGGTGACCGTGTAAAGTCTTCTGGCTCAACGGCTCACGTTTATCTAAACAACGAAAAGACGAGTGTGATATATGGACACATCCACAGGATTGAAACGGCGTTTAAAACAAGGGAAGACTTTGATGGTCCTCGTACCATTATGGCTGCTTCTCCTGGTTGTCTTGCCCGCATTGATGGTGCTGTACCGTCTACAAAAGGTGGTGTGGACCTTGACGGGCGTCCGATTGTTCGGTACGAAAATTGGCAACAAGGAGTAGGTGTTGTTACGTATGAGGACAGGGGGGAGCACAAGTTCTCATATGAAGTAATGCCCATTTACAATGGGTGGGGCATGTACCGAGGTATTGAGTTTTCTGTTAATTAAACATGACAACTATTGTTGGTATTCAAGGAGATGAGTTTGCGGTAATCTGTGCAGACTCTCGTGTCACTACAAGTGATGACGCCCGACAAATAGGAACATTGCGAGAAGGTTCTGGAAAACTGGCACAAAATGGAAAATACATTATTGGTGCTGCTGGGGATGTTCGTGCCATCAACATCTTGCATCATGTCTTTCAGCCACCTACGCCTCCACAAAACATTCGTGGAAAGAAACTAGACCAGTTTTTTACGTCCAAATTTGTACCGTCTTTGCGAGAATGCTTTGACGCACAAGGTTATTCAGTTCCTGACCGTGAGGACAAAGAACATATTGCTGAACAGGGGTCGTCTATTATTGTTTCTATTAATTCTCAAATATACGTCATTGAATCTGACTATTCGTGGTCGTCGGAAGCCTCTGGACTGTATTCATTAGGTAGTGGCTCGTCGTATGCTTTGGGTGCTATGACGGTATTAATTCGTAACAAAAAACTAAACTCTCAACAGGCAAAAAGCATTGCTCTTCGTGCCTTAGCCATTGCTTCTAAGTACGACTCTGGTACTGGCGCACCGTATCAAGCGTTTGTGCAAGGACAAAAGGTTAGCACAAAACGTCGCAAAGCGGTATAATTGTCACACCTATCTACAGGAGAACATATGTCAAAGAAACTGCAAGTATCCGCACTAGCCGACGTAGCAACCAAAGGTGGCGCAGTGGGAGTTGTTTCCTACTTGTTTGCTACTTGGGAAATTGACCCTGCTCTTAACATCGTGGTTCTTCCCGTCCTTTTGTATTTACTCAATGCCGCAAGTACGTGGGTTGGGGACCCCACTGTTGCTAATTTCTTTGTCAAACAAAGCAAAGTTGTTGAGGCTGCTGTTAAGGAAACTGTTGCTCAACCAACTGCTGTTGCACAAGTTCCTGCCGTTAAGAAAGCCGTTACTAAGAAAAAGAAGAAGTAATATATAAATGGCAATTGACTTTTGGTCACCGTCTTATCGTGCTGCCGCCAGTGACCTGACGGTAGCCATCAGCCCGTTGGGGTTGGTGGAACTTGCCGATGAAGAGTTTGAGGTTCATGGTCCACGCTTAAATCGTTATTCGTCGGCTTGGGCATGGTACTTGGGTCACCATTGGGCATACCGACGTGAGATGGGCGAATCCGCTTTTTATCTTAACTACGTTCGCACAATGTCAGACTACATTACCAATTTTTGCTTTGGTAAAGGTGTCCATTTTAAATGCCCAGAACAAAACACTGCCATCATTCCGCACTTGTTAGATGACGTTTGGAATAGTCACAACAACAAGTATAAAGTGTTGTGGGAAATGGGGCAATTAGCAGGGGTTACTGGAGACTGTTTTGTTAAAGTTGCCTATGAAGAGCCGTATGTAGACACCGTTGGAATTCCTCACGAAGGTCGTATTCGTGTCATTCCACTTAACCCAGCGCATTGTTTTCCTGAATACCATCCGCATGACCGTGACAGGTTATTGAGGTTTAAACTTAAGTATCGTTTTTGGGGAACGTCTGCTGAGGGCACACGACAGGTTTACACTTTTACAGAAATCTTGTCTGATGAAATGGTTCAACAGTTTATTAATGATGAATTGATTGACGAATATCCAAATGCGATTGGTTCAGTACCAGTCGTACACATTCCTAATGTGAGTATTTCATCGTCGCCGTGGGGCCAATCGGATATTTGGGACATCATTCCATTGAATCGTGAACTCAATGAAAAGATGGTTGAAGTTTCGGACATCATTAATTATCATGCTGCCCCTGTCACCATCATTACTGGTGCTAAGGCAAGTCAACTTGAGCGTGGTCCTAAGAAGGTTTGGGCAGGTTTGCCCAAAGACGCACAGGTATTCAATCTTGAATCTCGTGGAGAAATGGCTGGAGCGTTGGAGTACATTCAATTTTTGAAGCGAACAATGCACGAAATTACAGGCATTCCAGAAACAGCATTGGGACAATTTCAACCAGTATCCAATACCAGTGGTGTGGCTTTGGCTATCCAATACCAGCCGTTAATGAATCGTTATTCAATGAAAAAAACGCACTTTACAAAAGGGCTTGAGCACGTTAATGAACTTATTATTCGTACTGCTTCTATCTTCCGACCAGAGATGCTTGTGTACAATCCTATGCGGGCAGCACGTCCAGAACGAGACCATCTAACCCAACTAGACCCAGCAGACCCAATTACTTATAAAACTACTGTTCATTGGCCTGAACCGTTGCCCGTTGATGTGCTTATCAAACTTAATGAAGTGCAGTCAAAGATGGGTCTTGGGCTTGAGTCCAAGCGGGGCGCTTTGCGTATCCTTGGCGAAGAGTTCCCCAATGAAAAAATGGAAGAAATCTTTGAAGAACTTATGGACGACGCCATTGACCAAGGTGCGTTGACCATGCTTAATTCTCAAATCCAAATGGCAGTCATGCTCGCCACGGGCATGGTTCCAGGTGGTGCGGGACCCGCAGCGACATCGGCAGGTGGTTCTGACGTGTCATCTACGGGAGATTCTGGAGCAGGCATGCCTGGAACGGCTGTCGGCCCTGTAGAATCAGACCTGATGAATCAAATGGTTAGTAGGGCTTATGGCGCAAGGTTAGCCCAGCGTCGTAGCCCTAGCGAAGAATAAAACGTTTAATTACCCAAGTCCATATCAGCCAAACTAGCGAGGTAGTACACATGGCAAAGCAAGCACAGGATGAAGTCGTCATCCCAGTAGAGGCGACTGAAACCTTTAAGAATGAGGCTGCTGAAGTAACTGGTCAGCAGACCAAACAGCGAACTTTCACCGAAGATGAGGTGGAAAACATTCGCAAGCAAGAAAAAGACAAGTTGTATAAGAAAGTGGACGATGCGGATTCCCGTGTCAAAGCACTTGAACAACAACTAAAAATCATGTCAGACGAACGTGAGGCTGCCCTTAAGGAAGCAGAAAAACGGGCAAAAGCCGAAGCCAAGGCTCTTAAAGAAAAAGAGTTTGAGGAACTGTCGGCTAAGGAACTTCTCATTCGTCAAGAGACGGAGTTTAATCAAAAACTCAACACGGTTGAGGCGGAGTGGAGGGCACGTCTTGAGGAAATTGACCGTGACCGTCAGGCACAGTCTGCCCTTTTGGAGAAAGAGCGCCGCCACCAAGAGTTACAAAATTACATTGGTCGCCGTGTGCAAGAGGAACAAGAGCACATTATTCCCGAACTTATTGGCATGATTAGTGGTTCAAGCGAGGAAGAAGTTGAATCACAAATTAACAGGTACAAAGAAGTTAGTTCTGCTATTCTTGAAAATGTTCAAAAGGCGACAGCGGAAACCCAAAGTCGTTTGAAGGGTGCGGGGGTTACAGCCCCACCCGTTGGGCCAATGGAAACTCAGATGGAGCAGCAAACGTTGACAGCCGAAGATATTAGGAACATGTCAATGGAACAGTATCAGAAGATGCGTGAGAGACTCTTGAACGCACGTTCTTCACGGGGACGTTTCTAACGAAACCGTTTTAGAACAAACAACTAATAAACAACAACTATCCACGGAGGATATTTTCAATGGCACTTCCAGCACCAGCAGGTGGTTCAATCACAGGAGCAAACCTAGCGTCAATTACGACGACTGGCTACTCGTCTGACACCACTCTGTCACCCGCAATCCAAGTCATCTGGAGCAAGGAAATCTTGTTCCAGGCAATGCCCGTTCTGCGCTTTGAGCAGTTTGCAGTGAAGAAGACCGAACTTGGCGTGATGCCTGGTCTCACTGTTAACTTCATGCGTTACACCAACCTCTCCACCAACGCTTCTGTTGGCGCAGAATTGACCGAAGGTGTGCGCTTGGAGCCAAATGCTCTGTCTGCTTCGCAGATTCAAATTACGGTCAAGGAACAAGGCAACGCAGTTGCTGTCACCGAACTGTTGCTCAACGCAGCGTTTGATGACGTCATGGCGTCGGCTTCACGTCTCCTTGGTCGTCACATGGCACAGTCCATGGACATTCAGGCACGTAACACGCTGTACGCTTCGGGAGTTCCCTTCGGTGGCGGCGCAGCCGTTCCGCCGAGCGTGGTCTTTGGTCGTCTGACCAACGGTGCTACCCGTGGTTCCATCGCCCCGTACGAGTACAGCGCCGCTGGTAGTGCAAGTGCTCCTGGCTACCTCTCGCCTGCAACCATCAAGGATGCAGTTGAGGTGTTGGCTGGTCAAAACATTCCTCGCCTTGGCGACACCTACGTGTGCTTCGTTCACCCGTCGCAGAGCCGCTCGCTCCGTGACTGGCCTGAGTTCATTGAAGTCACCAAGTACGCTGCTCCTGGCAACTTCATGTTGGGTGAAATTGGTCGCCTCTACGACGTTGTGTTCATTGAGACCACGCAAGTGCTCAGGGGTCAGACTGGAAGCGTCGTGGACGTGAACCCCAGCAGCGCTGGTGTCCAGGACCCGCATGCCGACTCGTACAGCGCCATCATGATTGGTGACAACGCTTTCGGTCAGGCAATCGCACTTCCTGTTGAACTCCGTGACGGTGGCGTCATTGACTTCGGACGTGAGCACGGTTTGGCGTGGTACGCCATCTGGGGCTTCGGGGTCATTACGCACGAGAGCCGTGTGCTCATCAACACCAAGGGTGGCGCAATCGGGGCTTCCTGATAGCGACAATCCAAGTAGTTGGGGTCGGCTGGGTGGTAATTAACGCCCGCCGACCCCGCTATACTTATGAAACACAATTAGGAGACAATCATGGCTAGGAAAAGTAATCAGTTTGCGGAATCTGTTGAAGATGAAACCGAGGTTGAAGTTGCAATACCCGTTCCTACGGAAGAAAGCAACTTAATACAAGCCCGTGTCAAAGGTTCATGGAATATGTACTGGGGTGGTTCGGTGTATAATTTTGTGGACGGAAAACGATTCAACATCCCCAAAGATTTGTACAACTACCTGCGTAAGAATGGTAATATCTACGACACTCTTGAGTAGGGAGTAATATGGCAGGGTTTACAATCCCCAACGCCCCAGATAATGACAAATCAACGCTTGACCAGTCTGAGCCAGACCGTGTTGATTTTGAAATTCTAGGTAATCGTAGAAAAGGCGTTGTTACCAATTCTGCCGTAACATCAGTTTCTGGCAATACCGTTGCCGTTGCTTCTGGAACGATTGCCTACGAGGGAACAGATTATGCCCTCTCTGCTAACGGCGCATACGCCCTGTCTGCTGCCCCGTCTTCTGGCAACAGGTTTGACCTTGTGGTTGCCCGCTTTGCAAGTGGCGCAGTAACTATTCAAACAATTACTGGAGTAGCAAGCACCACCAATCCAGTATTTCCCGCCCTTCCAAGCACTGATATTGTTTTGGCAGCAATTCTGCGGAGAACCAACGAGTCAATTGTTGCTAATGACATTATTGATAAACGTGCTTTTGTTCTTTCTAATGTTCCCGTTCCGACAACACTTGATAGTCTTTCTGATGTTACTGCTCCCTCTCCGTCTAATGACCAAGTACTGCAATGGAACGGTTCGGCGTGGGTAAACGCAACCATAGTTACTACAATTGATGGTGGGGATGGCAACCTTGTACTTGGTGGACAAGTATTTGGTTAAGGTTTCCATGTCTTTGGAACGCCCCATCCCACGACCTACTGGAACGGTTGAGGACATGATAGCCGTTAAACGAACAACTGTTCGTCGTCACCGTGAGGCGCAACCCTCTATTAACGCCCCAGAACAAGACACGCTTCCTGGTCCAGACTCATCTGACGAGTAACTTATGGCGCATTTTGACCAAACAATTGTTGACAGAATTACGGAAATATCACGTTCGTATCTTCGTGACTTTCCACGATTCTTTCAAATTGCGTTTGACAACGTTTCACGCACGTACGAACTAGGACACCCAAACATAGACAAAGATAGTTTGTACATTGCCGTATACACATCCAATCAAGCAAACGAATTGGCGGCATCGGCGTTTTCTTTAGATGCCCGAAACGGCATTGTTCGTATGACATCTACTCCTGCCGCTAACAGTCGTTTAATGGTTGAAGGTTACTATTACGAATGGGTATCGCCAGATGACATGTCATACTATGCCCACCACGCCATTGAAGAACATGTTTACAACTTGGCTATCCCTCTTGAAAACATGTCTGACATTGTTGTTAACACGATTGGTTTGGCTACGGTAGTTAAATCATTGTGGGCTTTGTTGGGGGAATACAGTCGTGACATTGATGTAATGACTTCTGAGTCAGTGCATATCCCTGGCAGCCAACGTTACCGAATGGTGCAGAGCCTTTTAGAGTATTGGCAAAAAGAATATGAAAACCAAGCCAAGGCCCTTAACATTGGCGTCAATCGCATTGAGGTGCTTAACCTCAGCCGTGTCTCCCGTACGACCAACCGTTATGTACCCATCTATGTTGCCCGTGAAATCGGTGACTACGGTCCAATCAAACGAGTGTTCCCAGACCGTGACAAAGGCACTATTGACATCTCTGACCAAGAAGACGATTTGCGTGAAGACGTTTTTGTTGACACCACTCCCCCTGGCAGTCTTTATAACACTGGGCACTTCTGATGGATACCCGTGTTGAACTGGGGCTAATTCGCAAACAGTATCGTGAGTACAGCCGACATGCTGGTGAACACGTTGTGTATTACGAATTCCTACCTTTTGGCGCAGCAGCCAGCGCAAGTGGGTCTTATTATGACCCCGTTTACGATGAGGGCATTGGGGGAACGGGTGGTCGCAAATACAAAAACGGTGTCATTGTCCCTGTGCTCATGATTACCGAAACAGAAGACCAGAAACGTTCAATTCCTGAAGGTCGTCAACCAGTTGAAGTTGTTAACTTTGTAGCATCCATTGACGAATTTAGACGTGCTGGCATCACCGACCCGTTTGAGTACAAACAACACCTCAACGATTTGTTCATTTACGACGGTAGGTACTTTACTGTAACGTCGTACAAAGTGCGTGGTCGTATGCGAGATGACATTATTATCGTTGTTGAAGGTTTGGAAGTGTACATGAACCAAGAATACCCATTTGACCCTACGACCACGTTCAATGGCGTTTCGTCTTTGCCTTGGCCCTCTTCGCTTCCTACTATCTGATAAAATTGGTTTAACTTTGACGAGCGTCAAAGGGTACAACTGCCTAGAAGAATCGGAGTGCTATGAGCACTGAGTCAATGTCGTCTGCCCGTTCTTCTAGACCGTCTTTTTTATCGGGCACATTAGAAATTGTAAAGTACGCAGAGTTTCTTTCCAAAGAATATGCAAAGGCGTTGGCTCAATCAATTAAGGAAGTGTCTAGAGAAGAAACCAAAGAACTTCGTAAAAAGGCAAAAGAGTCCAGCACGGCATGGGCACGGTTGTCGTCTGACCTTGAATCAAGGTACAACGAAAAAACTGGTAATTTTGAATTTGGCGTAATGGACCAACGCACAAAGAGCGCCAAAATAGCCACTGATTTAGAGTACGGAGTGCCTAAACAAAACGCCCCGCAACCCCTGTTGCGTTCCCATACCGTCAGTAATCAAAAAGAACTTGGTGACCGTATTGCTAATAAAGTACACGCTAAACTAAAGGAAAAGTACCGATGAGTCGTGTGGGCTTACTCCTTGCTGAAGATGAGGCTATGAAAGCCATTCTTAGTAATTTAACAGTCACCGATGACCGTAATAATTCCCGTTCAGTAGATGTCTTTTTTCGTTATCCAGAAGGCGAAACAGAACGTTCTTATCCGTTTATCACTATTGAACAAATTGATATCATCCACGCTCGTAACAGACAACACTCCGAATCAGATATCTTTTTTAGGACTGGGGCTGGTAATGCTCCAGCCATTCCAGCCAATTCACCCAATCGTATGGATTATTGGCCCAGCGTTTCTACTGACTTTAGTTTTAAAACTGGTAAAAACAATTATGCATACTTGGAAGCCAACGAACACGTGCCAGTGGATTTGCTGTATCAGGTATCAACGTTTACCAGAACCGCCTTACATGACCGCCAAATGACCGCAAAAATGCTTACCGAAGTGTTTCCTTGGAGAAAGGGCTTTATTGACATTGGGGCTGACAACACCATCCGTCGTTTGGACCTATTGGACTGGACAACGGCTGACCTGCTTGACCCAGAAGCGGGTTATCGCAAACGCATTTTTCGCAAAGTTTACACCGTACAAATGACTGCCGAGATTCCATCATCTCGTGTCGTTGGTCGTAAGGCGGTGGAAGAGATTATTGGTAATGTTGAGATAATCAACAGCGTCAATGGAAGTGTCTACAACATAGATGAAAACTCAACAGAACCCTTTTCTGATTGATGTTTTTATGAACAACCACTGCACAACAACGTGTAAAGTCCCGTTATTTAAGGTATACTTTTTCTAAGGAGTAATATACAATGGCTTATTCACGACCTGGCGTTTACGTCTCAGAAGGCGCTTTTGCCACCACATCCACCGCTGGTGCGGCTACTGTTGCTGCTGGCTTTGTCGGCACGGCTTCTCGTGGTCCAGTTGTCCCAACACGAGTGAACTCGTGGACTGCGTACAAAGCACTGTACGGGGACATTGATAGTGCTTACGATTTGCCGTACGCCGTTTATCACTATTTTGCAAATGGTGGTCGCAGTGCATTTGTGTCCCGTGTGTATGACTCATCTCATGCCGCAGCCGCCTCTGTAAACGTGGCTGGAACTGTTAACGGTGGTGGCTCAACTACAGTGTTTACAGTTTCTGCTGAAAACGCTGGCGTGTGGGGTAACAGCCTTACTGTTACTACTACTGCTGGTCTTGTCACTGGTAACGAGCCGACATTCAACCTCATTGTAAAACTGGATGGAACGGAAGTTGAGCGTTGGAGTGAGGTCAGTCTTGACCTATCGTCAAATCGTTATTTGTCTACGGTAGTTAATACGTATTCAACGTATATTCGTGTTTCCAACGTTGCTGCGTACACGTCGGCATTTACCGTTACTGCGGCTGCCAACTCCGCTCTTGTTTCTGGTTCTGATGGAGTCAGCGTTGCAAACGGCGACTGGAACGATGCGGTAAGTCGCTTTGATTCCGTCACGGAAGAGTTGGTTCTCAACCTCGTCAACATGACAACGGCTGCCGTGGTAAACAACGCCCTTACGTACGCAGAAAACCGTGGTGATGTGTTTGTGGTCATTGACCCCGCTACGGTTACAAGCGGCGCTGATGCTGTTTCAGCAATCAGCGGATACAGTGCGTCTTCGTATGGAGCCGTGTACTACCCCAAATTGAAGATGGTAGACCCATCTAAGACTGGTGCGGCAGCCATCCGTGACACTGCTCCTGGTGGTGCATTGCTTGGACTCTACTCACGTGTTGAGGCTGAGCGAACAGTCGCCAAAGCACCTGCTGGCTATGCATACGATTTGCGTGGGGCCTTCGGTCTTGTGACCTCCTTTACAGAGGCTGAGCAGGGAACAATGTACGACGCACATGTAAACACGTTGAAAGCGGTTCCAGGCGCTGGTGTCATTGTCAACGGTGCTCGTACTTTGAAGAAGACGGACATCACCAAGTTTGTTCCAACCCGTCGTAGTTTGAACTACGTCAAGGCACAGTCCAAACGGTTGACCGAGTTTGCCATCTTTGAGCCAAACAATGACCGTTTGTGGACAACCATTGAAGTTCGCCTATCCAAGTTTCTTTCTGAATTTTGGTCGGCAGGTGGACTCAAGGGTGGAACTGCTGCACAAGCGTTCTACGTCTTGTGTGATTCAACAAACAACACGTCAAACACGATTGAAAACGGGGAAGTCCATGTTGAGGTCGGGGTTGCACTGCAAACTCCCGCCGAATTCATTGTCATTGAAGTCAGCCAGTTCACTGGCGGCTCTACCCTCACGGAAACCGTCTAAGGAGTAATAATGCCTATTTCACAACGTACTGACCCGCTTCGTAACTTCAAATTCCAAATTCAAATTGTTACTGCTCCTTCACTAAACACGCACACTGGTGGTTTGGAAGGTCTTGGATTTGCAGAAATGTCGGGACTTAGCGTCACCAACGAACTCATCGCCTACCGTGAGGGTGGGATGAACACGCACCCGCACAAGATGGTGGGTCAATCTGATTTTCCGCCAGTTTCGTTTAGTCGTGGTGTGTTTGCCAACCAATCACAGATGTGGAAATGGCAAACATTTATACACTCATGGCAACAGGGGGCAGCATCGCAACCAGGTGCAACAAGTTCAGGGAGCACTGGTCTACGTAATTTGGCTGCTGGTAATGATTACCGTTGTGACATTATTGTAAGGGTTTTTGACCATCCCTACACCGCAGCCGACAACAATGGCGGTTATTATCAGAGAACTGACCTTCCTGATGCAAACACTAAGCCTGGTGTTGCCCGACTTGGTTTTAAACTTTTTAATTGTTGGCCTGGTGTTTGGGCAATGAACGGTCTCAATGCTGGTGATAACGGTATTTTGATTCAACAAATGACTATTCATCATGAGGGTTTTGTAATTGCCTTTACTGAGACAGAATTGGCTGCGTTAGCACAAGCAAATTAATACAACTTTACAAGTTAAGTAGGAGCACAATATGAGCAATACACAATCGTCGGCTGCCGCCTTTAATGAAGCGCTGGTAGAACCAGCGCCACGTGTAGACCTTCCGACAAGTCTTAAAGTTGATTTAATGCGGGGTCTTTTAAACCCTCTTGACAACGAATGGCAAATGTCGGCAGTGGTTAGAGAACTAAACGGAACTGACGAGGAGGCGTTGGCGGCTTTTGACGTGCAAAAAGGCGTATCGTACTCCGAATACATGACGCACATGCTAAAACGAAGCGTTACATCTATTGGAAACGTTGATGTGCTGGGACGTGCAGAAATAATTGACGAACTTATCATTGGTGACCGTGACTTGTTGTTTCTTGGGGTGCTCAAGGCAACTTACGGGCGTTTTAGAGAGTTTCAGGTTACTTGTCGTGAATGTGGGGGAAGTAACGACGTAACAATGGACCTTGAAAATGATTTTAAAATGGAAGACCCTAAACACGATTTACATGAAACAATGAAAATAAAGTTAAAAAACGGTACGGTTGTAGAACTGCTTTACCCCAATGGTGGAGATAGTCAAGCCGCTAGTAAAAAAGGAAAAACTACTGCCGAACAGAATACGTACATTCTTTCTCGTTGCGTTATATTACAAGGTAAAAGTGATAACGACAAAGAGGCGTGGGCAAGGGGGTTGTCATTGGCTGACCGTAACAAGTTGGTCAAAGCCCTTTTCTCAGCGCAGCCAGGGCCTCGTATGGAAGAGGTGGAAACCCAATGCGCCCACTGTAATGCTAAAATTGTATTAGCACTAGATTGGGTCTCACTTCTATTTGGCTAATCTGGTTAAAATATATTGGGAGTACGAAGCGATTGCCTCTACGTATGGAGGTTTTGGTCTAGAAGACCTGAAATCCATGACAGTAAGACAACGAGCGTACTGGTTTCGTATGGCTCGTTGGAAAAACTCTACTGGAGGTTAATCCGTGGTAGACAACAACGAACCTAACTTAGCAACAGGAGGTCTTGGCGGCGATAGCGCTGCTGAAGGCTCTGCGGCTAGTGCTATGGGCAACGCCGTTGTTAACTCACGCCTCAGCGTTGATTTGACCATGCTAAAAGGTCTCAACGAAGAACTTACCAAACTTGATGGCAACGTAAAAAAGATTAAAGACAAGTTTAAATCTCTTACCAGAGAAGCAAAGGACCTTACTACTCAATTAAATAAGGCAGCCACTGCCATGGGCAAGATGGGCGGTAGCGCTGGTTCCTCTGGATATATGGACACGTCTAAGGGAATGCCTCCTGCGGCATCTGCGCCTCCTCCTGGAACTGGTGGTTCTGGAATAAGCACCGAAGCCGCCGATGCGATTGCTATTTTGGCTCAGTTGGGAATAGGCTCTTCTGGACCTGGAGCAGCACCCGCAAGTGGTGGTACTAAAAAGACAAGTGCTTTAAAAACTTTTACTGGTTCAAAAGGTTTTGAAGCCTTACAAATGGCTGTTCAAGAAATTGACAACCGTGTAGACAGAAACAAACAATACGCTTTGCCCGCTGACCGTTTGAGCGTTGTATTGCAACAACAATACAACATGAGTCAAGGACAAGTACAACGTGATTTGCGTGACCCACTCCGACAATACAAACTTGGATACGGAGGTATCAATGAGTTGTTAGCAATGCAATCTCGTACTGGGTTGAGCGCACGAATGCAGGCGAGTTCTGTTGAATCGTTGCGTGCATTGACTGGTTATTCAGCAACTGCTGGAGACGTTACTCAATACATTGAAAGTATGGGGCAGGCTGACACCGTAAACAGAATGTTCATGATGACTGGAACGAGTCTTTACGGAATTGGTGGTCAACAAAAGTCGGCAATGCAGGTAAATCAAGAACTTATTCAACGGCTTGGTTTAAACAATCGTGAAATCATTGAAGGTGGTCGTCAGGACGGGTCGGTTCTTCGCCAACGTTTGTCAATGGCTGGATTGGACCAAGGGGCGCAGGACATGCTCCTTCAATACGCAGAATCCAACATTTCGTTTAAAGAACGTGGCGGTCAAGGAACTTATGACCCGTCAAATAAAGCACATCGTAGCATAATGGGAATTGAAGGGAACTACGCAACTCAAGAAGAGGAAACCACTCGTACTGAGGTAAGCCGTGAGGAACAAATGTACAAACGGCAGGCAGACAACTATGCACAAATGGAAAAGAACCTTCAGGCAACTAACAAAGCGTTAGAAAAGTTTGAAGACTTTTTGTCAAGCATTATTGGTGCACGTACTTCAATACGTGGAAACCCAATTGCCAAAATGACACAAATGTTAGGAATGGGTTTGGCCCCATTCTTTCCACATATTGGTATTCCTTTGATGGCTATTGGTGGTGTTCTTGGTGACGGTGGTGAAGGCGGGGGAACGGGACGTATTCAAGCCAAAAACCCAACCAACAAGGTTCGTGCTGGGAATCAAGACGCCCTTTTGTCACAGTTAAAGCCAACATTGCGTGAACCGTTGGAACGTTTGATGACGGACCGCCCTGGAATTACCATTATGAAAGGAGGTGCATACAGAAGTCCACAAGCACAAGATGCGTTGTTTAGGTCACGTTACGTTAAAACAGATAAAAAAACAAACACGTATTTTGAAGGGTCATATTGGGAAAAGAAACCTGGTGAACCAATGACTGCCCCTCCAGGGTTGTCGTACCATGAAATTGGCTTGGCAGCAGACCTTAACTTTGCATCTAATGAAGATGTAATGTGGTTGCAAAGAAATGCAAGTAAATACGGTCTTGATGAGTTTTCACGTCACGATGAACCTTGGCACGTTCAGCCCAGTGGAATTCCTGCTAGTCGCAGAAACTACGAAGAGGGCGGAGCGCCTCAAGGAACTGACCGAAGCGGTGTTGGTAGATACGAACCTGGAACTACTGGAGAAACTAGGGAGACAAGTCCATACGGTCAAAGCGCTGGTCAAATGACTAGCGGTATTGAATTGTCGGCGGTCATTTCATCACAACTGTCTATTGCTGAGTCTATGGCGTCTTTTGCATCAGAACGACAAGTAATCATGTTTGACAACAGTCCAGAGGGTAATTATGCTGGGTTTGGAGGCGGTGTCGGTGGTTCCAGTCCATCTGACGTGGATAATGGTCGTGGTGGTGGACATGGTAAAACGGATGAGGAACGTAAAAAACACTATCGCCGCATGCGTAACAAATTGGGAGCCAGCCACCAATCGGTAGGGTCTTTGGAAACCAGACTTCGTGGAATTACTGTTCGTGGAAGAAAACTCACCTCAGACGAAGTAAGTAATTTTACTCAATTAATGCTGCGAGAAAGCAGGTACGATGCTAATGCCTACAACGACGATAGCAGTACTTCTGATTTTTCATTTGGTCTTTTGCAGTTAAATTTGTTGGGTAACAACAAAAATGATTTATTTAAGAAATTTCCACAATACAAAAAAGATTATTCTGGGTTGTGGAACCCTCAAAACAACATTGAGGCGGCTGCTGGATGGTTGATGGCTGATGGTCTTACAACAGGTCGTGGCAATAACATTTATTATCATTGGGCAGGGGAAGTAAATGACCCTTTGTCTGGTAAGGGTGGCTTTAAAAAGAACCTTGGAGACCCTTCTGATTATGCTCCTAAGCCAGCATCGGCTACATCACCAACGAATGCTGCATCTCTAAAAACGGTAACCAACAATGCAACGTTTAACATTAATCCTACAATTAACATGACGACATCTGGTTCTATCCCAATAGATGCCAATAAGTTAGCAAAAGAAGTATCTAAACTTATTGAACGTGAAGTTAAAATGATGAATGTGAGGACATCGTGACTAAAAACTATAATTCAAACAGTAAAGATTATGATGATTTAAAAAATGCCAATTTTTCTAATTATGGAAGACTTGTAGAAAGAACTGGTACGGCAGAGGACGGTAAGGTCAATCATCCTTTCTTTTTTCCTGGTAGTAATCCTCCGCACATTAACAAAAACATGGGAGGAAAAAACGACGTATTTAGAGCGTTGTCAAAAATGCGACGTGGTTTTATGCGAAGTATTCTGTTTGACACAAGCGGTTCTAAGCCAAACGAAACGGTTGTAGGGTCTACTAGGACTCCTAATGTGCGTTTAAACTTTCAATTTAATCCAGAATACATTGAACGTAACGTGGCGCAAAGTCAAGGAGCAGTAAACCCACTGTTGCAAAATCCCGCAAACCTGACTCAACCAGTTCCAGGAACGGCTTCATTTAATTTTACAATGACCTTTAATCGTGAATACGAGGTTGCAAATCGTGACCGAGATTTGCGGTTTAGGTTTAGAGACGCTCCTGCAAACGACCTTCCTCTTTCTGTAACTGACGATTTTACAACTACGTCAATGCTTGGAGAATTGAGTGACCCACGGTATTCTGGGGTGCTGCACGACCTTTCTATTTTTGACAAAATAATTGGACAAGGAATTTCGCAAGACGTTATAGATACCATTACAAATTTTAATGCAAAAGTTGCTGAGGTTCAAAATTCGTTGACTAATCAAGGAAACAACGCAAACCAGAACAATCAATTTATTCAAAACACTCAATTTGATGAGGCTGCTTTTAGAAAAACATTGTCCGAAAAGAACTTTGGAAACTCTGCGTTTATTAACCCATTACCTGTTCGTATTGTGTTTGGCGATTTGTTTATGGTTGAGGGCTTTGTTACTGGTTCTGCCGTGGCATTTCAAAAGTTTAGCCATCAAATGATTCCAACAATTTGTCAAGTTAA